CGGCGGGGCCGTCGGGACAAGCCCTATCATGGCGTTCTGAGCGACCCCGAGCGCCAGCGCCTCAGACGGCGCCACGACGGTGATGTCGATCTGGCGCCCCTGTGGTCCGTCGACGGTGAAGCAAGCGCAGTAGGAGTCAGGGCCATCTTGTGGCTGAGTTTTATCGGACATGTGCTTTCCTTTCCCCGAGAACACGAAGGTGCGCACCCGGGCGTCGTGGGTCAACGGCACTGGTACTTTTCTACGATTTCGGCCAGGCGCCGTTCATGCGCAGCGCGCCGGTTGTCCTCCGCCGTTGCTTGCGGGTAGTGCTCAGCGCCGTGGCATCCGGTACAAAGCCACCGCACCACGGTCGGGGACTCGTAGTCGTCGTGGTGCATTTCGGCCTTCGCGCGCCCGCATCTCTCGCACGGCTGCCGCTTGACGGTACCTCGCGAAACGCGCTGTTGCATGCGGCTCCGCGCCCGGACGCGCGTCGCGAAGCCGGGATCCGACTGGTAGCGCTCCGCGCCCTCGTCCGTGCTGCCCGCCGCGCGCCGAGCCCGCATGTAGTCCCGGTGACAGGCCCGGCAGCGGCGCTGCCTCCCGTGCTTCGCACACTTTCCGAACATTTCTCGGGGGAGTACCCGCTGACACGTCGAGCACCGTCGGTGCATCAAACCGTCGATCCCTTGCTCGAATAGCTCAGATTTCGTTCTGCGTGACACGTTTCACGTTTCACAAAAAGTCGCGGTGAACCTCTTTGGACATGCGCTCTGACAGCGCACGGAGCCGCTTGTCGCGCTCAGGAGCGGGATCATCCAAGTGGTCGAGGATCTCTTTCGCGGCCACGTCGAGCACACCCAGCATCTCGCTCACACGCGCGATCGGCACGTACCCAGCGTCCCGCATGTCCTTGTCGGTCGCGTAGTCCGTGCCCGCCGGCTTGAAGGCGGCCGCGCCGAACTTGTGCGCGAGCTTCGGGTCCACATTGGTGGTCCCTGGGCCCACACGAGCCACGAGGAGCACGAACTGCGTCGGATCCGGCCGCTGAAACGTGATCGGGCCCTGCATCTCGCGCTCGAAGCGCTGCTCGGTGTCGGACATGGTGCTCCCGTCAGCGGCGTCGGCCGCGCCCCAGCTGCCGGCGCCCCGTGCCCGGCAGCATATTCCCAGACAGCCTCGGGCCGCCGACGCGCTCCAGCAGGAGCCCAACGGCCTCGGTCAGCTGCGTCACCGCCACGGCTTGATGGGCGGTCGCCTGAGTGGCCGCTCGGCGCTCGGCGCGCTGCTCGGCCATCGGGTCATATTCCTCAGTGGCGATGGCGCCGTCGCCGAAGATCCCGCCGGCGCTCTGGCCGCCCCAGCCGTGCACACCGTCCGGAAGCTCCTGCTCCTCGCGATACCACCGCTCCTGGGCCTCGGCGGGCGTCTCGTCGTCGTCGTAGGCGGGACGCTGGATCGCCTCCTCGCGCCGCCGGACCACCGGCGAGCCGGGGAAGTACGGCTCCTCGTCGCGTCTCGCCAGCTGGGCCTGCCGGCTCGGGCGCGGAGCGCTCGGGCGCGTTCCGCCGGTGTGGTTCTGGAGACGATCGCGAATCAGGTCGCTCTTCAAGTCCTCTACGGACCGACCCTCGACTGCTGCCAGGGCCTCGAAAGCTCGCTCCAGATCGTCTTGCGCCATGCTCCATGAGCAGCATCCCGCAAACGCTCTGTGAGGGCAACTCCGATCCGGTAGAATCGGAGCATGTACCCAGCGCCTTGTCCCTGTTCCGCGCCGCAGCCGCTCGGCGCTCTCACTGTCCCCTACGCGCAAAAGCTCGCGATGATCGGCCTCGTCGGGATCGCGGCGGGCGCCGCCGTCTCGAAGAAGTACGAGTGGGCGGCCCCAGGCGCGATCCTCGGGGGCGTCCTCGCTCTTGGACTCGGCTACGCCGTTCTCCAGAAAGCGTAGCCGCGAGTCAGCGGTTTCTGGCCGCGTGCACCTGCGCCAGCAGGCACAGCGCGAAGAAACTCGCCTGCGGCTCGCCGCCGCGCATCAGAAAGCTCCTGCGCAGGAGTCGCTTCGGCGACTCGTCTATCCCGCGCACCTTCCGGACACGCTCCAGCGCTGCCGCGAAGTCGGTGCTGATCATCTTGTTGTCGCTCATGGTACACTTTCTTGGCCCGGCCCGGGGCGCGCAGGGCTACGCCATCACGCCCCAAGCTTTGGGCTCGCGCTATTCTCGCACGGCTGTCATCGCCGCCTCATGAAGTGAATCCACGCCTTCTGGCTTTCGCGAAGCTCCGTCGTAGCCTTCAACTCCATGAAGAAGGGCTCCTCTGCCTCGCGCAGCGCGTCGTGCGCTTCCCTCATGCTGCGCACCACGACCACGCGCACCCCACGCGGGGCCACGAACAGATCGGGGCCGCCGCCTCGCGTCTCAGGGTTGCCCTCCAGCGACGGGATCCGCAGCCCGAACTTGGTGCGACCGCGCGCGCCGGTGTGGTTCCGTGCCCATGGGACGCCTCGCTGCGACATGAAGTCACAGACGGCGCGCTGCAGAAGTGCCTCCATCAGTTCGCCGGCGCAGGCAAATGTCTTCGGTGCTCGTCGCCGATCGTGTCGAGGACGGTCTTGAGCGCCTCGGCCTGCGCGTAGGCGTGCTCCGCGTCGTCGTCGACGACTGCGATGCGCACCTCGATGCCACCGCGGCACACCCGAATCTCCTCCAGGTCGCTGCGCAGCGCCGCGATGGCTTCCGTCGCTTTGCCGAGCAGCTGCTTGACATCGGGGCGCTCGTTGGAATCCCATGACGCTGACCACCACCACGGCGTGACGTCACTGATGATCGATGTGTTCGAGAGCCTCATGCGCGCAGTATGGGGACTCGCTGTTAGCATCGCAACGCGAGTTTTCAGCGACACATGTCAGCGACGAGTAAGCCACCGCCAGAGCTTCTCGGCGGCATATACCACCAGCGAGAGCAGCGCGATGGCGACCATCATGACGAGCACAGCGATCAGCGCGACGATCGCCAGCGCGATCCAGTCGGAGATGTACGGGTTTCTCACTTGTGCGGCTTGAACCAGTACGCCTGCATGTGCCGCAGCAATCGGTCGGAGGCGACGCGGCGAGGGATCACCGCGTCGATACCGCAACGTGGGCACACGGCGGTCCGGTCCTTGTCCGCCCACTCCACCACCTCGGCTGACGGGAAGGTCTCCAGGCAGTGGTAGCAGGCGCACTCTTCGGCGCCTTTGATCTCCTCGCGGTTGTGAAACGACGCCTTCGCCGCCTCCTTCACAGCAAGCGTCGTCTCCGCCCTCGCCGTCATGGACTGCGGATGTACGGTTCCGCGATCGCTCTGGACCCATGGCCCCCGCACGCCCGGCTGGTTGGCCAGCATCTCGTCGGGCAGCGCCTCCACCGCCCGGTTGATTGCGTCGTCGAGCGATTCGCCCTCTCCGGCAATAGCTCTCCCCGTGTCCGAGACCAACTCGTTGCCGCCTTGCATCAGCGTGACGATGAACTTCTGCCCAGTCTCCCCTCGGGTGTGCCACTCCGCTCCCTGCACACGCAGGCTGACGTTTTCCCGGAGCAGGAAACCGATCAGCGCCTCGTCAAACTCGGATGCCACTACGTCGTCCTGTCCTCGAACCACGATTCGTCGTCGCCATCGTACTCGTCGAAGTCATGATCGGCAAGAGTGTCGAAACGCACGTATTCCTTCGTGAAGCGCAGCGTAATCGTCCCCGTGGGGCCCTGCCGCTGCTTGCCGATGATGATCTCGGCGAGGCCCTTCGTCTCGTCCGGGTGGTCCGGGTACATGTCCGGTCTGAACACGAACATCACGACGTCGGCGTCCTGCTCGATCGCGCCCGACTCACGAAGGTCGCTCAGCTGAGGCCGCTTGTCTTTCTTGTCTCGCGTCTCGACGGATCGGTTCAGCTGACTGAGTCCGAGCACGCACAGCTTCTCCTGCTTCGCGAGGGCCTTGAGCGCGCGCGACACCTCGCTGACCTGCTGCTCTCGCGTTTTGCCGCGCTCGTCACGTACGCCGCACAGCTGCAGATAGTCGACAACGACAAGCCGTAGTCCATGCGGCGCCGCAGCCTTGGCTCGTCCGCTCTTGATCTCCTGCTTGAGCTTGCGCACCCGGGAGCGGATCTCGGGCACCGTGATCGCCGGAGTGTCGTCGATCCAGATCGGGGCGTCCTGCAGCCGGCCGATCGTGTCGCTGATGGCCACCCAGTCGTTTGGTCTCATGGCGGTCGGCATCCGGAACATCGACATGTTCACCTTGGATTCCGCTGCCAGGATCCGATAGCCCAGCTGCAGGTCCGTCATCTCCAGCGAGAACACCGCCGCGCCGCAGCCGTTCGCAGCCACGCGCGTCACCATGTTCATCGCGAGGCCCGTCTTACCGGCGCCGGGACGCGCTGCGAGGATCACGAGATCCCCGTCGTGAAGGCCCGCAAGCCGCGCGTTGAGGCGATCGAATCCAGTGTCGATGCCTGTCAGCGCCGAGCCGCGCTGCTGCGCCGCCGCCAGATCGCCATGCGAGTCCGTCAGCACTTCCTTGACGTGCCGGAGTGTCCGCTTCGCTTGCTGGTGCGCCAGTTCACCGAACGTGACTTCCGCGCCTTCGAGCAGCGTCTGCACATCCGCGTCGCTTTGCGCTGCGCCGCTCTTGATCTCAGCGATCATCGTCTGCGCCTTCGCCAGCGCCACACGCAGGCGCCACTTGTCTCGCACGATACGTGCGTGCGCCTCCACGTTCACCACCGCCGGCGTCGCGTCCATGATCTCGGCGAGGTAGACGGAACCGACTTGCCCCCACCGGTTCATCTCGTTCAGCCGCTTCGCGATGGTCACGGCGTCAATGGGCTCACCTCGCTCGTCCAAGTCGAGCGCGGCGCCGTAGATCAAGCGGTTGCGCGAGTCGTAGAGCGCCTCGGGTGTTGGCAGCAGGTCCCGCACCTCGGCGATGCGCGGGGGATCCAGGAGCACCGTGCTCAACACCGCGTCCTCTGCGCGCTTGTCGATTGTGTACGCGAGGTGTTCGCCTCCGCTAGCCATTCTTACGCCGGTCCTCCCCTTGGAGCATAATCCTCCGTCCCATGCATCCCCACAGCCGCGAGTAAGCTCTCTCCCCTAGCGTCTGCCGGATCTCCTTCGCGCGCGCGTTCGTCGTCACGACGGTTGCGAAGCCACTAGACCACCGTGCGTTGAGAATAATCAGCAGCTGCTCCTGCACCCACTCCGTGGTGCGCTCGGCGCCAAGGTCGTCCAGTACGAGCAGGTCGGCGCGCGTCGCCTTGCGTATGAGTGAGCGATTCGGGGAGTTAGTCGGTTCGTCGAAGGAACGTCGAATCGCGTCCAGGAACTCTGGCACGTACAGCATGTACGGGCGCCGCGAGGCACCTCGCTCGACGAGCGTCCGCAGAACCGAGATCGCCAGGTGCGTCTTGCCGATGCCGAAGCCTTCGCCGATGAGAAGCAATCCGCTGCGCTTCGGATCGGTTGTGCCGAAGCTCTCGACGTACCCGAGGCTCGCCGACAGCGCGCGGCGCTGCAATTCGCTCACCGGCTCGAACGTGTCGAAGCCGCAGTCTAGCATCGCCTTGGGCACACCAGCGATGCGGAGACGTTCCCGCGTCGTGTGCTTCGCGTATACGTCGCACGGATCCGCTGCGAGCCCAGCATCGGTCCACGCAGGCCGTAGCCCAATCTCCAGCAGCTGATCGGTACGCCCCGCACATCTCGCCGGCGCCCCGTCGCACCTCGCGCAGAAGCGCAGCCTCTCCTTCGCTGCATCCACGATGTAGTCGCTGGTGCCGCCGAGGTACTGACCCAAGCTCGTCTCGCGCGGCACGAGAGCCGCGAAGGCATCTCCGTGCTCGCGTGCCAGGTGCTCATGCATGTCTTGGTTGCCCAGCGCTTCGCGGACGCGCGCGGCACGGCTCTCGGCGGCGCGTTGTGACTCCGCCAGCACATGCGAGGCGACGTCCCCGAGCGGGCGCATCATTCGAGCCCCGCCAGGTATTCGCCGAGCATCTCGCGGTCTTCGTCGTCGAGCATACTCAGATCCACCTCGTTCGTTTGCTTGGGAGCAGGCGGTTTGTCCTTCTGGGATCGCCCCTTGCCGCGCTTGTCGTTTGCCCGCCCGTTTGCCCGCAGCTGGCGACCCCGCTCCTCGATGAAGCCGTTCAGCTTGCGGTCGAGGTACTCCGCGAGCGCGTTGCCCCCGCTGCGTGGCCGGGTGGCCTCCCGGTTGCGAAGCTCCGACACGGTCTCCTCGAACTGCTCGACGGTCAGGCCCCACTCCTCGGCGGCATAGGTGGCATGCTCGGGGAGGGGCTCGTAGTCGGCCACGGAGATCGGCGCGGGGCATAGCCCCTTGGGTCGGACAGGTGGGGTGCGGGTAGGTGGGGCTGCAGCCCCCGCCACGCCCTTACCAGTAACCCCACCACCTAACAGGTCACGATCATGAGTACGGCTAGGTACGGCTAGGCTAGGAGTGACGGTCTGTGACGCCGTGTGACGATTTTCGGGGTTTTCGTCACGCGGCGTGATGCGGGGTTCGGCCCCCAACCGGGATTCCGTCACACCCTGTGACGAATCGTCACGCAGCGTGACGCTGTGGGCTCTGGGCCCCGATTTAGGCTCCGTCACATCCTGTGACGAATCGTCACGCGGCGTGACGGGTACCTGATCCTCGAAGAGAGACTGTTGCGTCACGTGGCGTGACGAATCGTCACGCGGCGTGACGCCTGGGGCTGCGGAGCCTCGGGCGAGCTTGGCGCGACGAGCGCGATCACGACGGCGCGCCCGGTACTCCGCAGCGCGCCGCTTGTCGTTGGTCTTCGCCTCCTGTGCGTCGATGAAGTTGGGGAAGACCAGCCAGTGATCGTGAAGCTCGATGACGTCACGCTCGGCGAGCGACGCGATCCCTGGCTCGACGACGTCCATGGGGATGTCGATCAACGCCGTGATCGCCGGCGCCATCTCCGCCCCCCCGAACTCGATGACCCCAGCGCGGTCACATTTGCGCAGCAGGAGCCCCACGATGCATTTGGCCTGCCAATTCAGCAGCTTCCATGTCGCCGTGTCCCTGGTGTAGAGACGGATGTACCTTTCGTCCGCGAAGTCCACGAACTACCCTCCTTTCGACGGGAGCGCCTGGTCAGGCGACTGACGATTGTGGGGTAGCGGTGGCTGCAGCGGGCGCGCTCGCGGGTTCGAGAGTCTGCTTCGCGAACGCGCGGAGCGCGCGGCGAAGGATTTCGCTCTTGGGGAGCTTCTCGGCCTCGACGCATCGGTCGAGGAGGGCGGTGTCTTCGGCGTCCAGCTTCACGTTCGTGACGCTGGCCCAGGTCGGCGTTTCCGTGCTCGGCATACACAGCGTGTAGCCGAAGCGTGTGCGCGGTGTCAACGCAACACACGCAGCACACACACTGAACACACGACACGCGCCAACCGAACTCCAGCGACTCCGCGGGTTTGCAGCCCGAAGCTCGCGGGCTTTCGAGACGCTTGCACACGTCGGAAGCATCGTCGACCATTGGTCTGCATGGCGCGCCTCGCCGAACTCGCCGCACATCCGCTCGTCTTTGCCGTGGGCGTGGGTGTGGCGAACGGAGTGCTCGCAGCGGTGCGGGACAAGCCCGTGTCGAAGCAGGCGGCGGCGATCACGGCGCTCGTGATCGCGGCCGGCGAGCTTGCCCTTGTCTTCGAGCTTCCCGACGAGGAGCGCCCTAGCATGACCGAGTTCGCGATCTTCACCATGACCGGCACGTTCCTCGGGCTGGCTCCGTTCGTGTCGTGGCGCGAGGGCGAACCGGGATTCCTGCAGCGCGCTGCCGAGGCGTGGGCGGACCGAGCATCGGAGAGCCAACTGGAGCCGGTAAGCGGCGACTACAGCCGCTACTACTGATGCGGCACGCGCTACTGATCTGCGTCCTCGCTGGGTGCTCGGCGCTGACGTCTCCCGAAACGCCGGCCGCCGTCCTCTCAGCGCTCGACACGATCGCGAGGATAGTCCGCCAGGAGACCGGGAAGTCGCTCGATCAGGTACCGACCACATGCGAGACGGAGAACCACCCCGAGTCCGGGGAGCTTCTCATCCTGTGCACGGTCAACTACCGCAAGACGACCTACTGAGTCCGCAGCATATCCGCCAGGACGCGGAACTTGCCAAGCGACTTGCGGCCGTCGAGGAACGCGGCTTCCTTCGGGCTGATCTTACGTGGGCGCGCGGCGGTCTTCATGAGCATGTCTCGCGTGAATGGTGCCGGCGCCTTCCCGTCGATGCGGAAGAAGTCGCCGGTGACGAGCGGCGCGTCGAACGTCCCGTTGCGGTTGACGCTCCAGAACTTGCGCGCGGCCACCTCGAACACGAACATCGCGGCACCGCCCTTGCTCACAACGATGTAGCGCGCAGGCAGCGGCTCGACGTTCTGCCCGAGCGTCAAGCTGTAGCCGCTGCACTGCCACGCCGCCGTCCACTCGTGGGAGGACTGAACAACCTCGGACACATCGACGATGCCGTGCGGCATCGTGACGCGCAGCAGGTGCGCCTCGCCGCGGCTCGCCTTCACTTCGAGGCCGCGGGCTTTGAGGAATCCGGCAACGGCTCTCGCTGACATTCGGTCACCCACTTGGTGCGCTTTCGATCGCGCGGAAAGAACTTGGCAAGAGCACGGATGCTCCGCAAGTTATTCTGGCGCACACGCCAGCACGGTCGCGGCATATTGGCATCCCAGAACGTGGGCTGCCGCGCCTCGTCGCCGAAGCGCCAGCCGATCAGGAACATCGTCGGGTACGTCGAGCGGAGCGTGAGAACGAGCACGTAGGCGTTGCGCTGCACGTCGCTGCGGGCATCGCCGCCCAACTCGAACCTATCGTTGTGCTTCTGCAGCAGCAGGCAGCCGTCGAGTCGATCGGTGGCCTTCACCTGGATGCCGCCGCCGACGTCGCCGCCGCTCTCGCGCCACTCCAGCCACTCGTCCAGGCGCCGGAACGCGCCGTCCCATTCCAGCTTGAGCGCGACCGCTACGGCTTTCTCCGCGAGCGCCCCCTGAATGTGCAGCTTGACGCCAGCGCGCGGGTCGACCCTGGTGTCGAACCGACCCGCGCGCTCGTGCTCAGCGTGTCTCGCACGCCCGATCTCGATGGCCTGAGCGCACTCCTCTGGCGTGAGGGTGACGCGCAGAACCTCCCGGGTCACGCCTCGGCGTCAGCGCGTCGGCGCCGCCGTTGCTTGGGAGCCTCCTGCTGCTCGCCGGCTGAGTCAGCGACGGCATCGAGCGCGGGCTGCCGTTCGCCCAACTGCGGCGCGTCCTCGATAGACGGGAGCGCCTCCATCTCCGCGGCTTCCTCGCCGTCGACGTCCTCGGCGCCCATCGCCTTCACGATCGGGCTGTCCGCGCTGAGCGTGAGTGAGCCCAGGAGCTTGCGGAGCGCGCTCTTGCGCCACATGGCCTCCTCCCAGTTGGTCCAGGGAGAATCCTTGCTGGTCGCCGCGTCGCTCGCCTTCTTGATCTTGTTGATCTCGGGCGTCGTGAGCACGACGAAGCGATCGTACTCGTCCCGCCAGATGGCCTTCGCGTAGGCGTACTTAAGCTTGCCGCGCGCCTCCGGATCCTCGGCGGGGCGGAACTTCAACTCGGGAGGCTCGTACGTGTACGAGAAGTGGTCGTGCTCGTACACCTCGTGTGCGTACACGTCCCGTAGCTCTGGATCCGCCTGCAGCGCGAGCTTGCGGAGGCCCTTGTACCCAATCTGGAATTGCGCGACCTTCGCCTGCTGGTGCTTGTTCCAGCGCGGGATGAGGTACGCCTCGCCGAACACTGTGTCGAGCGAAAGGCCAAGCTGCGCCGCCTGCACGATGGCGCCGATGATCGACATGGGCAGACACTCCGAGAGCCCACGGCCCTTCTGAGCCGCGACCATGTAGACTTGGAAAAGACGACGGCCGTCGAGGTGCCGCGGCACCATCGCCGCGATCTTGCCCTCGTACTTGCGCAACAGCGTGCGCAGCTGCTGCTTGTTCTGATCGGTGCCCTGAATCTCGCTCATGTGCTCGCTCCTTCTTTCCGCCGCCGGAATGTGACGGCCCAGACCCACGGATCACGATCCGCAGGAAACTTCTTGGCGTTGATCTCGTCCCACAGCGCGAAGAACTTCTCGCGCTCACTCTCGCCCCCAGCGCCGATTGCCATCGACAGCCGGGTGCGAGCGATGCCCTCAGCGATGGCGTCGCGGTCGGTCATCTCGCGCAGCTGCTGCAGCGTCACGTCGGTGATCTCCAGCGCGAGTCTGGAGGCCCAGCGCGGCATGAAGATCGACGGGCGCCAGGGGAAGCCGCGCTCCTCGCGCAATTCGGTTCCTGGCCAAGCCGGGTCGGCGGCGTACGCGACCGCCCACCAGCCGTTCTCGCTGCTCTTGGGAATATCCGTCGGGTAGTAGATGCTGTCCCCGTACCCAGTCTCCGGGTTGACGGCGACGCGGAGCGCCTGCCACGTCTCGCGGACCCACAGCCGGTCGCCGATGCCACCGTAGGGGCACCTGAGCGCCTGGGGAATGTTCCCGTCGAGAGTGTCGGTGACGATCCAGACCGAGCGCCCATTGTTCTGGGGGATCGGCTTGGTGTAGCGGCTCGGGTCGCGGTTCAAGAAGTCGAGGCCCTGCAGGCGCCGCGTCTGCGTCTTGCGGTCCTCCAGGATGGCGCGCACGAGACGTCCCTGAAAGATGATGCCGGTGTCCTTCATGTACGCCTCCACTGCCAAACCATGACGCCGTCGCGGCTCGTCACGGGCGCGCCGCAGCGCGCACACACGGCGAAGTCTCCGCTCGGGCCCTGCTCGTCGTTGTCAGGGCGCAGGCAGTTGGTGCACACGACCACGAGTTCCTGCGTCATGAGGCGCCGCAGCCGCTCCACGAACTTCACGCGGCCACCGCGTCCTTCGGGACCTTCTTGCTGTAGCGCAGGTCCCGGTAGCGTTGCGGCTCGACCGTGTACCCAGGCTTCTCGACGGTCACGAACTTGAGCACGCCGGGTCGGTCAGGGAATATGCCGTAGGACGCGGTGCCCATCGCCGACGCCAGCAGCCGCTTCGCCTCCTTGTAGTCCTTCTCGGCCTGCGAGCGTCGGGCGCTCGCCTCCTGCATCTGCTCGAACCACTCGACGACCAGCGGCGGCAGGTCGAGCGCCTGCCCCGACTCACGGAGCTTCTGGAGCGTCTCGTACGTGCTCTCGCTCGCGTCCGGCGCCGGCGCCTCGCCACGCTGGATCATCTCCCAGAACTCGTGCGTCTTGCGAATGAGTGCCCGCTGGAAGCGCTTGTGCTCCACGTAGTGCTTGTAGCGGAACTGCTGGCCGCCGATCAGGCAGCAGATGGAGCCGTAGCGCCGCGCGGAGACGATCAGCTGCTGCTGCAGCTGGCACTGGTAGGAGACAGGCGTGTCGGTCGCCCAATACTCGGCGTTGTGCTCGGCCGTGGTCTTGATCTCCAACAGGCCGGCGACCACGCGCGGCTTGAGGCGCTGCTCGTAGTCGGGCGTGGCGATGAGCCACGGGTAGTCGCGCGAGCGAAGGAGCAGACCACCCATGCCCTTGAAGACCTTGCGGCCGGTCGCCTCGTGGAATTGCTCGGCGATCAAAGGCTCCAGCCTGAGCCCCCACTTCATGCGCTCCTGCGCGACGGGGCTGTCGTCTTCCTCGGGGATCTGCCCGGTCTTCTTCATGAACAGCGTGTACGGGCTCTCGAACGGATTCGTGCCCATCACCGTCGCAGCTTCGCTGGCGCCAAGGCCGGTCCGTCTCGCGGCGAGCCACGTTTCCCGGTCGCCCGCGTCGGCGACGACCTCGTACTTGCTTTGCTTCTGGGTGCGGGCTACCAATTGAGTGCTCCTTCCGTCTGTGCTCGGCGGAGTAGCGCCTGATGGGGCGCCCCACCATGCTCCGGGGCGCCCCGTCTCTTTTCCGGCACGGTAACCGGTCGCCGTTGTCCGCGCAAGCTGAGGTGTGACGTTCTTTGGCCCTTGCGCTGGTGAGCTAGCTCAGCTAGCTATGCACCCGTCGGCCCGTCACGCAACGGCGGCCCGACGGAGAGCTATGGCTGAACCGAATGAACTCTGGGCGATGGCCATGGGCCAGGAGTTGGCCGAGGCCGCCAGCTATGACCCGACCAAGCTGACCGGCGGAGGTGATGCGTGAGCAGCCCAATCCACACGCAAGACCGGGAGGTAGGAGAATGAGTCCGCTGAGGTTTGCGACGGCATATGCCGTGGAAAGCTACGTGTCGACGGCCCCGGGTTGGCCCCCCATAGGGCGCCGACGCTGCCTCGTGCTCTCTCGCGAGTTCGCCGAGCGGTGCCTGTCCGACGTGAAGGCGACGCTGCCGAAGGGGCAGTGGGTGGACATCTCGGAAAAGATCGTCATCACAAACGGTAAGCAGTACCTAGAAATCAGCGGCCCCTACGGGACGTTCACCGATGTGGAGGCAGAATGAGCCAGTTGGGTAAGCTGACCATTTCCGTCGTGCGTGACCTCGGCCGTCTCTTGCGCGCCCGCGGCGTCGTGGTGCTCGCGCTCGACGACGAGAACATCGCGGTGGGCACGTGGGGCAGGCGCAAGCGCGACTGTGAGGACATGGCCCGGCTGGGCGACTCGCTGCTCGACGCGATCCAGCACGGGATCTTCTCGACGTGGCGCAGGCGCAACGCGGCGGGAAAGATCGTGCCCTCGTGATGGCGACGTACTCGACCGAAACGCCGTACGTGCCTCCGCGACCTCCCGTCGACGAGGCCGAGATCCACGCACTGCGCGAGACGCTCATCGACCACGCAGGCGACCCGGACATGCTGCTGAACGAGGTGGTGCTTCCGCTGCTGCGTGAGAAGCGCCGCGCCGAGCGCTTCATCCGATGGGTGGCGTCCTGGCCATGCACCGGTGCGCCGGGCAACGCTCCGTGCCGGCTCAACAGCGGCGACGACCCGGAGGAATACTGCGCGGTCTGCGCTGCGAGAGAATATCTCAGGACCGGACGGTGGCCATGACGAGCCCGCGCGGCGCCACGCCGGAGCACGCGGACGACATGTTCGAGCTTCCGGACTTTCAATCTCCCGCCGACGCGCCGACGCGCACCAAGGACGGCGAGCCTTGGACACGTTGGGGCCACTACGGAAGCTACGAAGGCTGGTATGCGGCCGGCTCGCGAAGCGTCGGGAAGCAGGGTCGCCCCGCGTTTTGGGATGCGACCTTCTATGTTGCGTGTCTCGCGACGGGCGGCAGCTTGGACCAAGCGCACTGCTGCGGCAGCGGCATCCTGTCGCTGGGCGGTCTCGGTGTGACGCTGCGTTCGGGGTTTGCGCAGATCCTGCTGCACCAGTGCCTTCTGACGGACCCGGAGCGGTACATGCAGACGATGGCGCCGGTGCTCTACGAAACAGGCACGTACACGAAGCGCACCGAGAAGGCCGACACGGGGATCGCGCTCGTCGACAGTCAAGGCAGGCTGGTACTCACGGAGAAGCGCTTGCGCGATGTCGTGATGCTCGGCAGCGACGGCACGAAGTGGAGCGAGCGCCAGAAGAAGCGCGCGCGCATCTGGGTCACATGCTGTAGCAAGCTGCTGCGCGACGCGCGAATGGACGAGGCTCAGGGCGCCTTCGCCGAGCATGTGATGCCGGCGATGCTGACTGAGCGCACCAAGGAGATCGTGCGGTGGCCTCGCAACGGGATGCGAGACTCCTGGCAGTACACGCAGGAGCAGCAGGCGCTCTGGGCGTCGGTGATGATCATGGGCCTCGCCGACCCAGAGGAGACGGAGCGGATGGTCGAGACGTGCGTGGTAGGCGAGGGGCGCTTCCCAGACGCCGCGCAGTCCCTGCTGAACATCTGCACGTACGCGGGCGATGCCGCCTTCCTGCGCCGGCTGGATCGCACGATGCCCCGCCTCGGAGAGCTTTTCCGGGTGCAGCTGAACGCGCCGGAGGAACGATGACGAAGAAGAAGGTGGTGCGAAAGCCGCACAGGCGTCGAGTAGCGGTGCAAACGGTGCGAGCGTACGGAGAAGCGCTCGCGCGCTACGGCGAGATGGGAGCGGACACGCCAGAACAGGACGTCGATGCGGCGCTGGAGCGTTGCGACACACTGTGGGCCAAGCTGACGCCGGAGCAGCAGGCAGAGTTCGACGAGCCCGCGCTCAATGGTCCTACGTCGCCGGGGGGGGTAGACAACGTGCAGAACATGTTCGCGGCGCTGACGACGGCCTGTGCTCGCGGAGCCGTGGGCGACTGGGAGGGCTGCCAGGTACAGCTGCTGGCAGCGCACGAGCGCGTCCCCACCGGGATGCCGAGGAACGCGGTGAACTACTTGCTGCAGATCACCGAGGAGATGCGGCACCGATGAACTACTGGCTGCGGCAACTCGCGCACCTGTCCGTGCACGTGGCTCTCGCCTGCGCGGCGGTGCGCCTCTGCTTCGCGTACGAGGAGTACGGCCTTGGCGTGTTCTGCTGGCTCTCCCAGCTGATCTACGAGATCGTGCTGGGACAGACCCGCCGGGTGGCGCGCGGGCTGGCGCTCATGGAGTTCAACGAGGCCCTGCATTCGCGAGTGGATGTGGCCATGGACGATTGGTGGCGTCAGCGCGGCGAGACTGCGGCGCCGGAGGACACGAAGGGACGGACGCATTGAGACGTGTAGTGGAAGTGCGCGCTGACGAGCCGAGGACCGTCGACGAGGCAATCGCGAGACGGAATGCCCTGATCACCGATGTGCAGAAGATCCAGGCGCAGCTGGGACGCGAAGATGGCGGCGATGCTGAATGGCGGAGGACCGCCCTTCATGCGCTGAACGAGAAGCAGGGGGAGCTTCGACGCCTCAAGGACTGGCTGCGACGCAACGACGAACGCAAGGCCAGCGAGTGGCAGCTGCTGGCCACCGCGCATCGGCTGATGGAGGAGATCATGGAGAGCGGCGCGCTCGACCCGGACGCGAGCGACGCGCCGGCGCTCGTCTCCGAACTACACGACCGCCTGGTAGCGCTTCTCGACGAGATCGAGAAGACGGTACCCGGGAAGTACCTGGAGGCGGCGAATGGCGGCGGTTAGCGAGCAAGCACACATCCTCGTCGGAGACATTCTGGGGCTCGCGCGAGTGGATGACGACGACGTCGAGAGGCTGCAACAGATGGTGCTTGCGGCGCTGGAGCGCGCACAGCGCCAGGCGCTGCTTGTGGCGGTCACCGAGTGTGAGAGGGCGGCGGCGTCGAGCGATAAGCCCGAGGTGCGCGTCGCGATCCAGCAGCTTGCGATCCGCGTGGCGAAGCTCGCTCTCTCTCCGCATCTGGCGCCGATGAAGGGGCCACGAAAGGCGAACCAGCGATGACGCTTCCAAACTGGCGACGACTGCTCAAGAACCAGGCCGACCGATTCTGGGCGAAGACCATACGGCAGGGGCGCTGCCTCATCTGGATCGGAGCGCTCGACAAGGACGGCTACGGGAAGTTCACGATCAACTCTCGCACGCAGAACAACAGGCACGGGCTGCGCGCGCAGAAGCACATCCGCGCGCACCGCGCGGCGTACGAGATAGCGAAGGGGCCCATCCCAGCTGGCATGTCCATCCTGCACTCGTGCGACAACCCACAGTGCTGCGAGCCACGTCACCTGCGGCTCGGCACGCAGGCAGAGAACCGGCGCGATGCGTCGAGAAAGGGGCGAATCTGAATGAGCAGCACGAACCGAGGCCGCGAGCGCAACGCGGACGACACCTACTTCACCCGGTGGCCGTGTGCGCTCGCGATCTGCGAGAAGCTCCGCGACGACCGAATCTTCGGCGACCCTGGCGACCTCGGAGGCGGCGAGACGCCTGGGCTGCACATGCTGGAGCCCAGCTGCGGCAAGGGAGCTTTCGTCGGCGCCATGCACGAGGTGTTCAACCCCGAGAAGCACAGCAAGCGGCTCCACGCGCTGGACATCAACGACCGGTTGCTGCTGCCAGAGTACCGCGACGTGGCGACGAAGGTCATCGCCGCGGACTTCGGGACCTACCGGCGCAGCGCGCTTCACGCAGGCTATGACGCGATCATCGGGAACCCTCCCTACACGCTCGCGGAGGACCACGTGCGTCACGCGATCACGTTGCTCAAGCAAGAGGAGCACGCCGCCGCCTGCTTCCTGCTGCGCCTCAACTTCATGGCCGGCATCGAGCGCCACGGCTGGAGCAAGTCCGAGAAGAAGTACGTGCCCGGGAGCTTCTACGAGAAGCACCCGCCGGAGTTCGTGTACGTGCTGGACAAGCGGCCACCCTTCATGGAGCGCAACAAGACGGACAGCTGCGAGTACGGCGTGTTCGTCTGGCGGTCGCACACGCCTGATTACGAGACGATCATGCGACCCCTGCGGTGGCGCAACTACCTGGAGCAGTGGGAGATGGCGGTCGAGAAACGCCGGAAGGGAGCCGATGCCGATGGAGGCTGAGCCCGAGATCAACCCGGCGCTGATCGCCATGGCCACAGTGGCGCCGGCATTGCTGGAGTGGCTCGCGTCGGACGATTTGAACCCGGAGTCCGTCGAGCGAGGCAGGCAGCTGCAGCGTCTGCTCGACGTCGTGCGCGCCGATCTGCTCGCGGAGGCGCTGGATGTGCTAACGCCGTTCGCGTTCATGGCGAGCGCGTACGCCGATGAGGAAAACTTGCTCGCGCCGGTCGCCAAGGTGAAGCACCAGGCGCTGACCGTGGGCGCGTTGCGGAACGCGCGCGACTTCGTCGAGAAGTACAGCCAGCGCGACGCGCGGGAGGGCAAGACGCGCAATAGCGAACTGCGACTCGAAGGACGGTGACCGGTGAGCCACGGAATCGAGGAGATATACAGCGTATACCGCGAGACCCTCCGATGCGCGCGCAAGGCCCACACGTGCGACGCATGTGGCGAGACGATTCAGCCGCGCCACCGGTACTACTCCGTCGCGGCGGTTTTCCAGGGCGAGGTCGAGAGCGCCAAGCGGTGCCTGCGGTGCCAGGAAATCCACGTCCACCTGCGCACTCTTGCCCCTGGAGATATGTGGCCAGACGAGGCGCTCAACTGCGGCACGGATTACGAGGACGAGTGGGGTGACCTGCCGGATGACGTGGCGCGGCTCGCGTTCTTGTCGCAGGACGAGGCGCAGGCGCTCGGGAAGGACGGAGCAGTCGAGTACGAGCAGCGCCAAGGGGAACCGGAGCGGCTGCACGGGAGGAACGAGTGACACAAGGAGCCCTGGCTTTCGCCGCGAACGACAAGGGCGCGTGGATCAATCCGCGCGGGAACCGCCGGTACTTGCTGTGGCGCGTCTTCAACCCGGAGGGCACGACCGTCGCGTTCATCATGCTCAACCCGAGCGACGCGGACGCGAAGGACGACGACCCGACGCTACGGCGGTGCGTAGGCTACGCGAAGGCGTGGGGGTACGGGCGCCTGCTCGTCGCGAACCTGTTTTCGGTCATCGGAAGCGACCCGAAGGCGCTCAAGCTCCACGAACAGCCGGATCTCTTCGGGGATCGCATCAACGAGGCGGTCCTGGAGGACGTGCTGACGAGCGCGGACCTCGTGGTCTGTGCGTGGGGGGCGCACACGCGCATCGGGCACGTGACAAGCCAGTTGATCGAGCTTGCACGCAGTCATCGCGTGGAGCTACACCGCCTCGACTCGAACAGCGACGGGTCGCCGACGCACCCGCTCTTTCTGTCGAAAGACCTCAAGCCGCAGAAGTGGGACCCGGCACGGGACTACCGCAAGGGACGTGATGGCAGCCAAGAAGAAGCGCAAGAGGAAGCCGAAGACGTACGTGCTTCGGGTGACCGTTAGCCACGCGATGCACGAGGCGATCGTCGCCGAGGCAAAGCGTCGCGATCTCACGCGCAAGCAGCTGATCCATCAGGTGCTACGTGACGAGATCGTGCAAGTGCACCTACCGTTTCGGAAAACCGCGCAGGGTTGACTGGCGATGCTCACCTTGTAGATCAACGCACCATGTTCCTCCTCCTACTCATCACGTTCACCTGCTCCCTCATTGCCGCACACTGGCGCAGAGCGACGCTCCTGTGCGCGGTGCCCTTGCTGCTCGGTTCGACGCAGCCGTCGCGCAGTTTGGAGCAGAAGCTCCTCGATGCGGCGCTAGCTCAGCCGCGCGCATGGTACGAGAATGGAGTCGACACGCCTGGCGCGCGCGAGACGCAAGAGGAGTACGAGCAGCGCATCGCCCTCGCGGTGCGGGCTCTCTCGCACGCGACGATGCGCGAGCGCAAGGACGGCACGCACGCGACGATTCCACCGGACTGGTGGTGGCATCGCAAGACGCTCGTCGCTGCGGTGCTGACGCAGTGGTACGAGGAGAGTCGGCTCGCGTACGAGGTCCACGCAGGAATCGATCATCCGGTTTGGACGCAGGACGTCGGCCGCGCGCGATGCTTCGGGCAGCTGCACGTCGGGCTTGTCCCGCAGAACGAGTGGGAGAAGCTCGCCGGACTCGACGAGGAGGCCACGGCGCGCTGCGCCCTGTGGACGGCCAGGGCTCTCACGCGGATGGCGCTGCACTGCGGTCGCGGCAAGCGCGGCGCGGACAAGTTCGAGGACATTCTGCTACCGATGTTCTCAGCGATGGGCGGCCACGGCTGCGCACCAACGGTGTCGGGCAGGGCGAAGGTCGCGCGCTTCGCTAAGGTGTGGCGCGAAATTCAAAAGCGCTGACGAGATCGTCGGTCGTAGCAAAGGCGTGGTGGTGCTCACGGTGCCACGCAGAGGAGCGCACGTGTACGCCCTTGCTTTCGCCGATGTTCTGCATCCGTGAGACGCGAGGGAACGCTTCGAGCCGTTCTCCGCGCAGTTTGTTCAGGCGCGTGTCCCAGCCTGTCCCGGGGAGGAGCGCGCCTCGCCAGGCGACCTGTTCCCACCTGTCAGCCCAGGTAGCGAAACCCCACGGATGGAACCACGGCCTGGCGCCGTACTCGAAGACGCTGCCAGACGGCATGCGCTCGTAGCCGGAGACGGAGAAGAAGTCCGCGTTGCTCCCGAGATGTTCTGCCCACTCGAACCAGAGAAGTGTGCCCCTCGACGGCAGCGTGTCATCCTCCATGTGGACGTGGTAGCTGGAGCCGGCCTCGAAGCCCCAGCGCACCGCTTTGCCCGTGTTGCCATCGACGCCGAGTTGTCTCTCGTTTACGACGCAGTCGAAGCCGTACCGGTCAGCTTGCTCGACGCAGGCTTGCTACGCAGGCACGTTGCTCCCGCTTCCGCTTGGTCGGATCGCAGAAGATCCTGACGTGGTACCGCTCAATCCCAGCGCACCGGGAAAGAGCCTGCAGCACCCTGCCGAGGTACTCCGGTCGCCGGTGGGCGGTGAGCGAAATGGTGCGCATCGCGGCGATTTTAACGCAAAAGACGCGCGTCAAGGACGTCCTTCCCTCTGGCGGGGGCCACGGGTAGACTCCGGCAATGTTCGACAACGAGAGCCCCGAAGTCTTCGCGAACATTCCCGACACATTCCGTCCTGACAAGGACCAGGAAACCAACGGCGTGTCGCAGGCGCACACCCCAGCAGCGCCACCGGGCATCTCGGGATACCCAGACGGCCTCGGTGGTCAGAGCCCAGACGGCCTCGGTGGCATGGGGGCATATGCCCAACCAATGCCAGAGGGGTTGCCCACGTCCTACCCACAGGGTGTGCAGCCTGGCGCCGGAGTGCCGATGGGGGCGATGGGCCAGTGGCAGATGCCCTTCGAGCCGATGGACGTTTCGCCCGAAGCGGCGATCCGGTCGGCGGGAATGACGACGCTTGCCACTGCGGTCGCCTTCGGCGGTGGCCTCGCCATCGGAGGATGGAAGGGGGGCATCGCCGGGCTTCTGCTGAGCGGCGGCGCCTTCAACCTCTACCGTGCGCAGAAGTGGTGGGGCTCCGCCGAGCCCAGCGAGAAGCACGAGGCGGTCGTATCGAGCATCGTGGGCGCGGCAGGCGTCGCTGGCGGCGGGTACGCTGCCTACAAGGCATACACGGAGAGGGAGACTGCCGAATGAGCGGCGCTGTCGTCCAGAACTCTGGCGCGACGATGGTCGACGCTCAGATGACCGCCGTGAAGGTGATCAAACCGTTCGACGGATTCGAGGCTGTCTACAAGGGACAGCCGACAAGCACTCCGATTGCGTTCCCTGGCGTGCGCGACGCGCGTGCCGCAGCGAACAAGCCAGGCTTCGACCCCAACCTGCTCGCCGGCATTCCAGTGCCGCAGGGAGCGCGGGTACTCATCCAGTTTCCGTTGACGCCCGCTCCTGGCGAGCAGGGCGGCTTCACGTCCTACACGTATCGCATCGTCGAGCGGTTCGCGAACCTGAACGACTATCGAGATCCGCCGCGAGGTCAGCCTCGACCGGCCTACCACTTCCCTCGTTCATCGCCCGGCGCTCCTGACACCACGGGCGGCATCTCGAAGCCCCGCACGCTGCGCCCGGCGTTCTTCAAGGACATCGGTTTCGAGGCAGCGCTCATGGCCGCGTCGAACGGCCAGCTGCGTCTTCGCCCAGAGGAGATCATCCTCGACGCGGCGAGCCTGCTCAACCTCGGGCTGCCGCTCCTCTCGGACGGAGGTACCGGAGTGCTGCAGCAGGGCGTTCTCGACCCAGAGACGAATCCCATCGCGGCGCCGATCCCGTTGTTCCTCCCCTTCTGGTTCGACGCCGAGGGCGACGAGATTATCATTCTCGCGACGCGAACGGACCTGTCGGATCCCAGCGACACGTGGGACTTCGCGACCACCGAAGCCGACCTCCCGTTCTCGAACATCTACGGCACGGGTAACGGAACGCACCCGAACTTCCCCGACCTGGGCATCTACGTCCAGACGGGCACGACGCCCTGAGCTATGACCGTCCGCGACAAGACAGGGACGGCGGGGCGAGGAACGCCGCGTGTGCCGCCAGGCGATGGGGGTGGGCCAGGACCCCCAGGACCCCCGGGACCGGCGGGTCCGCAGGGCCCCGGCGGCGGCCTCGTCGCCTGGGGCGTCACGTCGCTCCCCGTCGCCGCTGGCACCTATCGCGTCGCACCGTGGAACGAGGACATCGTTGCGCTAGCCGGTCAGTTCGCGTGGTCGTCAGGCTGCCCGCTTGTGCTCGCGTGCCTGACGGTGCGGCACAACGTGCTTGGCGCTGCTGCGGAGCCGATCACGTACACCCTGTTCATCAACGGCATCGCGACCGGGCTTTCGGTTGTGCTGAATGCAAACGCGGCGTACGCGACAACGGCGCTTCCGAATGTGCCGGTGGCGCCGTCCGACTTGGTCGAGCTTCGCGCGACGCACGCTGGGCTCACCACGAGCCCACAGCGCATCGTCGTCACCGCAACTGCCGGGGCCGGCCTCTTCGGTGTCGACTATCAGCGGGTCGACTCGCCAGAGGTCTTCACGACTGGCGCGGGAATCCCATCGCCGCAGCCATATGTACCAAAGCCGGGGGCAACGCTGACGACGCCTGCGCTCAGCGGAACGTATCGCGTGCGGTGGGAGCTTCTGATCACGGGCTCCACCGCCAACGTCAACGCCGCGGCGCAGCTATGGAACGTGACTGACGGCCTCGTGGTCCCGGACTTGAACGGCATCCAGCGCTTCGAGCCATCTTCGTCGAGCTTTGAGGTCGAGGACATGTCCAAGACGGCGCTCATCGTCTTCGCGGGAGCGCCGAAGACGTTCGAGATTCGTGTCCGAAAGTTTTCAGGACCGAATCCTGGATCGATCATGTGCGCCCACGGCGTCATCGAGCTTTGGAGGGTCTTATGAGCCAACAGTATGTATTCGACGTTGCCACGCAGACGGCCACCGGCAAAGTCAACGCCGACGTGATGGCGCAACAACTGATCGACGCGGCCTACGCGAGCGGGGGCCCCTTCGAGGGTCTATGGGTCGTGGGGGGCACACCAGAGGACGGCGGTGTCATTGCCGGCGGGACGATGACGGTCCAATGGCAGAACGCGCTGAATGCTGCCGACGATGCGGCGCAGACGGCCCTCGTGCTGGCGCACACGGCCCCCACCTTCGGTCCCATCGTGCAACGCGCCTCCAGCGAAGGCGTCGATAGCACCACGTCCACGACACCGCAGGCCAAGGTGAGTGGAACCGTACTGCCGCTACCGGCGGGGAAGTATTTGGTCGCCGCGTACTGTGAGATGCGGATGTCCGCCATCGTCGCGAACAGCGGAGTGAGGGCCCGCGTTATCCTCAACGGAAACGACGTCGCGGAAGACAACTGGGGGGAGGCCCAGTGGCATGCTTTCAGCGCTGCCGGAATCGTCACCATCAAAGCCGGGGAGACTCCCATGATGCTGATCGACTACCAGCGTATCGGCGTGCTCAACACGGCGGAGATCCGCCGCGCGCGCATCTCGATCTCGCAGCAGTACGACTAGGCTGCACCCACCCAAAACCAGGAGACAGGAGCATGGTGCTACACAAAGGGGCAAGAGTCGAAGGTGCCGATTACTTCGACGACTTCGGTACGAGGCAGAATCGCGAAGGCGGCGGCATCCTTTCGGGGCTCGGCCAGGACGACTTCGAGAGCGTGCAGGAAACGATCGGCGGCGAAGGGCTGCAGGTCAAGATGAACTGCCGTCTCTGCGGCAAGCAGCACGTCGTCACGTTGGAGTGGGAGGAGTTGTTCGTCGTCGGCACGAATGGGCCTGGCGTCGCGCCTCTTATGCCGACCGGCTGGCAGTATTCCGAGAACAACGGCGCCTGCTACCCGGCGATGATCAACTGCGCCAAGTGCGGCGAGGATGGCGGCCTCTGTCCGATGGTCACTCCACAGGAGGCGCGTGACCGAGTGAACGAGGCGGTCGGCCGCGGCGCAATCCCCGTGGGCGCGATCCAGATGTGGAAGCAGCGTGTCTCGGGGTTCCGTGGCGGATGAACTCATGCCGCGACACCGACACTGACCTGACGGTCGAGGAGGCGTACGCCATCCTCGAACCGTACTTTCTCGCGGTTCAGGAGCGGTTCGTGGCAGAGGGGGCCGGGCGCGCCTCAAGCGTGCGGCTCGAAGTTGCGCCCTGGGCGCACGACACGGCTCGCCACTTCGCGGCGACGGCGACAACCGGTTCTCCCGTGGTCGTCGCGCCCGAGTTGGCTGAGCTACCAGAGGAGACGGTGCTCGCGATTCTTTCGCACGAGTTTGGGCACGCGGTCGACTACCTCTACCCGGGTGAGTACGTGCTCGTCGACGACGGTGAGCTTGTGCGGCAGCCGCCGACGCCGCCGCACGACCTCGGGGGCAAGCGCGGCGAGCAGGCGTGCCTCGCACGCATGAAGCGATGGGAGCGACGCGACGACGACGCCGTTGAGCGCACCGCGGACGCCATCGCCGAACACTTCACGGGGCATCTGATCGGGTACTGCGGCCCGTGCGACCTGCAGTGCTTCAACCGTGGCACGAGTCGCCCTGACGGGTTGCGATGACAGGAGAAGTCCGATGATTGCAAACAGCAAGAAGCTCGAATGGCAGGGCGGCTCCTTTCGCCCAAACGGCGCCCGCAGCGGCTACGGAGAGGAAGGCGCGCGGCTCGCCAAGAATTTCACGCGGTGGTCCTCGAACGAGATGATTCTTGCAGCGCGGATCTTCGTCGGTTTCAACGTGGGCCAGGAGCCGGTCTACACGCTCGAAGACCTCGTGGAGATCGTGAAGAACGCTCGGTGGGCGCAGACCGGAGATCCGAGCAGCACGTTCATCGCGCAGCGCGGCGTCTACCGACACGAGGGCGGCGAGGTCGTCGAGGAGGACGGCGCGCAGGTGATCATCCTCAACACGGAGGAGATGCCGTACAAGGAGTTCGTCGACCAGATGATCACGCTTGCGGAGGCCATCGCGGAGCGCATGAAGCAAGAGGAGGTGATCGTCGAGATCCAGCGCGGCGGCATCACGCAGCAGGTGCTCGGGGTCGGCGCGGGCCGCATGGCCCCGAACATCTCCTACCCGTACTGGGACGTCATCACGCCGGAGGAGTACGTCTCTCACCGTCGCGAGGCTAAGAGCGATCCTCACGCCGTGGAGGAGATTATCTCCCAACAGGAGATGGAGTTCGCGCGCGAGTATCCGGGCATCACGGGATACGAGGCGCGCCGCGCACGACGGTTGCATCAGTACGCCCCGAACGCCCATGGAGACATTCGCATCGAGTTCGGCGTGATTCGGCTCGACGACGACGCGGGATGGGTGCCAGCGATTTGGGAAGTTCTGACGGACACGCCGCCGCACCTGCTGACAAGCATTCCACCGCGCGGAGACGGCGACGACCGTGAGGACGCGCAGGCGAGCGCGCTGTCGCTTGCTCAGCGCGAGGCATCCCACTACATCGGCGACTGGAACATCTCGATCGTGCCCATCGAGGAGATGACGCAGGCGGAGGCAATCGCACGCGCGCGGCGGTATCACATGCGGCACCGGCCCAACGCCGACTGGGAGGCCACCGGCCGCATCGCGTACCGAGGCCGTGACGCCGGCGGACCGTCAGTCGAGACGAGCCTCGACACTCGCGCGGACGAGCGCCCAGGAGCCCGCATCGACTACAAGCTCGTGCCGAACATGCTGAGAAGCCGCTCTACGCCACACGGAGCCGCGCCGCTCACCGAGAAGCAGGACGAAGACGCCTACGCCGCAGGCTACGACGCGGCGTCGCTGTTCAGCAGCAGCCGGGTGCCGACCGATCTCGACGACATCTTCCTGTTCACGCTCCTCCACGACCAACGAGTGCCGAACGTCAACGAAGAGGACCCGCAGTTTTGGGAGTGGCGGTTTATGGTCCGCGAGGGAGCCGGCGACTACCTAGAGGCGTACCCACCGGGGGAGCCAGACAGGGCTGCAACCCAGGCATTCCGTCGACGCTACGGGCTCGTCTAGTGAAGCTCTGCGCCGGCATTCTGCTGTGCGCGAAGGACTCCGGCCGATGCCTGTTCCTGCTGCGCGACGACGCCCGCTGGGATCTCCCAGGAGGCCACGCGGAGCGCTACGACCGCACGGCGCTCGATACGGCGCTACGCGAGCTTGCCGAGGAGACTGGCTACGGGGGCAGCTTGGCGCTCGCGCGCGAGCGCATGCGCGTCAGCTGGTGCCCCGATCTTCTGCTCGGACACCTGTGGCAGTCGTGCAAAACGCGCTACACCGGAGTAGTCGGCTACGTCCCAAGGGAGTTCGTGCCGCGGCTCGACGATGAGCACGTCGACGCGCTCTGGGCACATCCCGGAGACGCACCGGGGCCACTGCTGCCCGGGGTCGATTTCATGCTGGAGTGGGCCGATAGTCTTCAACTGCTGGGAGACGCATCATGAGGATGATCAGTGACGAAGATTGGTGGAATCTGATGCACGAGGCGATCGACGCGATCGGTGAAGGGCACGAAGCGATCCAGCGCAAGGCAGCGTACAAGTGGGCGGCGTACGCGGCCTACGCGCAGGAAGACGGAAGGCCGCTGCAAGCCCGGGACTACGCGCATGAAGCCATCGAGCACGCGGCACTCAGCGGCGACGACTATGTGCTCGACGATGTGCGAGAACTACTTGCGAATTACGAAATCGAAACCTGAAACGTGTCACAGACGTCCCGCGTCGATGTCCTCGATCAGCGGAGTGATCACTTCCCAGAGCGCGGAGTGGTTGGCGGTGCCAGCGGTGCGCCCGAGCGTCTCCCAGAGCATCCATTGCGCCTTAGCGAACGGCATGAACCAGTCCGGGTCGAAGTACGGCGTCTCGCTGAGCCTATCCTCCATCTCTACATATGCGTTGAGCGCGGCGCGAGTGCTGCCGCGTGCGCCCTTCGCCTTCGAGCGTGCCTTCGTCTTGTCCATCCACCGAACACGCTCCGGCTCTTTCGCGCGGATGCCCTTGTAGAACTCCTCCTCCTCCTGCTTGGCGAGCGCATCTAGCTCCCCGACGTCGAAGCTCGCATCTTCCTCCTGCTCGTCGTACTGGCCGAAGAAGTAGCGTTGCATCCGCGTGTCGAGGCACGCGGCGTCGCGGCCCATGAGCATCATCGTGAAGGACAGCTTCGCGAGCCCGATGCCGCGCGGGAGCCATTCGATGGCAACCATGTCGCGGAATCCGCGATTGTAGTTCGGCGAAGCGTTCGCTTGCTCGGCGACCCAGGGCGCCCACTCGAAGATCGAGACGTACGCAGGAATGTCGTCCCACGAATACTCGCCCTTGCGTGGCCCCTTCTGGAGCCTTCGCACGGCGCGTGTGTTCGCGATCCCCTTGAACCGCTGCAGCTGCTTCGCGGTCGGCGGCTTGCCGCGAACGAGCGCGTCGCGGATCGTCGGGCCGAAGATCCGGAACAGCATCTCGGCTTCCTTAATGGAGCGCTGGATCGAGTTGCGCGCGAAGATCGCAGACAGCGCGACGGTCCGCCAGTCAACGGCGACGCCCTCACGCCACCGTCGAATGTACTCCCACGCGATCGGGTATCCGCTGGGAAACTCGCCGCCCCCCTCGCGGGCCTCCAGCATCACGACCTCGGCCCGGTTCGCGGCGAGCGCCTCTTCGGTGACGAGGTGCCCGGAGAAGGGTGACTGCACGAGCGCCGGCGAAACGCCTGGCAGCGTCGCGCCGCCCTCCGTCTCGATGACGCAGAAGAAGTCCTCCGGAGCTACCCAGGTTGATCCGAAGATCGGGTCGGCGACCAGCGTTCGCCCCCGGGATATGTCGGCGAGAAAGCCGACGGAGCCAAAACCCTCGGGGCGCACGTAGGCGGCTGCGTACATGGTCAGCAGTATACCCGTTGACAGCCAGAACGAGATACGCCGGCGGGCGCCGATGGATTGGGGCGTGGCGTCGAACAGGGTCAGCGTCGCCAGGGGACCCGGGGAACGGCCGCGTTGAGAGCACGCCGCCGCGCCTCGCAGGGCGTGCACGGCTTCTGCCCGAACGCGCGCGCGATGGGCTTCGCGATGGCCGCGATGGCATCGCCGAGGCCGAAGCCAGACGGGGACTGGTGCTGGGCGTGAGCCTGGGCGAACGGTGGGACCTGCTCGGGGGAGGCTAAGCCACCGGCGCCGCAGACCTCGCACCGCACATTGTACCCACCCTGGGCGGCTTCGACGAAAATCCAGGGAATCTGCGGGGAGTAGCGCTGCACTTCTACAGAAGAATATGCGGCGTAGCGGTTCCCGACAAGCCCTGGTAGACTCAGCCTCGTCGTGCCGGCACATGCCATGGCGAACCGTGCCCCCGAGGGCTTCAACGAGACGTGGCGTCTGCGAACGGTCATGGTGCCGGATGTGCTGGTGCGCGTGCTGCTCGACTGGGCGCGCCCGGACACGCCTGCCGATCGGCTAGGCACGCTGGGCATGCGCGAGCCGGTGTCCTTGTCGATGATCGATGCGGCCGTCTCGGATCTCGCGGAGATGAACGAGCAGGTCGACAGCGGCGAGTTGGACGTTCTGATCAGCGAGCTACAGGAGGTCCGGCGGGACTGGCGCAGCTACACTGTGCCGCCCGCAGAGGACGACCAGTACGACCGAGGCGGGTACGAGTTCGTGGACAACGAGATGGAGATCGAAACATGAGCAGAGTCACAGGTGACAGCCAGATCGAGTTGGAGGTCGGCGAGCTTGAGCTTCCCGGCGTCGAGATCCGACATCTGCAAGCCGCAGAGCCGGAGACCTTGGAGCGCCTTTTCGCACAGCTGCAGAACGAGATGCTGGCACGTGGAACCGAAGGACCGGACGGTCCTTCGATCTGGCGTCTCGCGTTTCTCGATCTCGCCGGCGCGGGCGACGGGCACGTCTTCACGTGCTCCAGCGTCTGGGTCAACACGGATGAGGTCGATGTGCTGGGAGCGATTCCGACGCCGCCCAGCCTGCTCAGCGGCAAGCTCTTTTTCTTCATGGGCTCGTCGGCCGACGCGCTCACGGCGGCGCGCAAAGAGGCCCAGAAGAGGCTGGCTGCGCGCTTCGACGAGGAGACCACGCCGCCCGTCGGTCATGTCTCCGAACTGCAGACCCTGCTCGCTGGCGCTCAGCAGGGGACGCGCTTCATGGGCGCCGTGCTTGCCGTCACCGCGCAAGCTCCGCAATGATCGCGGGGAAAGGGAAAAGGCCATGCGTTTACAAAGTGGTACACAGTTGATCTTCTTCTCGAAGGAGGCCGCTCTCGGTCCGGGAGCGCAGAGCGTGTTCGTCCAGGGCTCGCTCGACGGCACACTCTCCAGAAACGTCAGCAAGGCGATGATCGCGCTCTCCTTGGAAAACGAGGGAAGTGCCGATCCAAAGTGGTCGCCGACGCACGTCGATCTGGCGGGCGGCGGCGACGGCACTGCGTTCATGCTCGGGGTGCGTGTAGCATCCGGCACCGCGGAGGAGGTCCAGGTCCTCGATAGCGGGGCGATCGAGATCGAGACCGAAAACTCTTTCGTCGAGGCTTTCCCCTTTTTCATGATGTCGGGAGGCGCTCAAAGCGAGGCGCTCACTGCGCGAGCGCACGCGGCGCTCCAGCAGATTCGCTCCAGCGGAGTCTTCGATGATGCTGCCCCGGTGCCAGAGAGTTGGGAAGCCATCGGCCTCTTCTTCGGGTCGATGTTCGCGGGAGCCTCTGCCGGCGGCGACTTCATGAGCGTCGTGTACGGAGCGCGGGTCGCCTCCTCCACAGAGGAATGAAAGGGAGTTCACAATGAGGATAGATTCCGACGTCATAGTAGATTTCGCGGTGCCGCAGGGTAGTTCCCGGCAGCGCGACGACTACGTGCAAGCCTCCGACGCCGCGACCATGGAGACCCTGGTGAGCCAGAAGCTCGCAGAGGTCGCGAAGCTCAACCTCGCTGCGTCCATCGACACTCTGTGGGCAAGCCTTTTCATCGACATCGCAGGAGCCGGCGACGGGCACGTCTTCATGACGCGCCTCTACTCGAACGGCAGCGGACCCATCGACGGCAAGGTTTCGGATAACGAAGGCGGCGTGGATCCGGCGCTGCTGCGCATCTTCTTCTACTCCGCCGCCCAGTCGGAGGCGCTCGACGCCGCCGCCGTGCGGGCGAAGCAGAGGATCGGCAAGCTGTTGGTCGACCTCGAAGAGTTCGAGGACTTTCTCGAAGACGCGATCGTGCGACAGACAGGGCTGTGCGGCGCTTCGCAGGGAACGCAGGTGATGGGTTTTCTGCTCGTCAAGCTGCTTCCAGACCAGCCGATCATCAACAGCGTCGTGCTCAACGCGCCACCTGGCATGAGTGAGATCAACGGTGAGGGTCTGCAGAGTCTTCTGCCGAATACGCAGACGATCGTGCAGGTGGACGGGCCGAACCTGACGCCGGACAGTCAGCTGATCACGGAGAAGCAGATCATCGACGCTGGTGGAACCATCACGCCGACGCAGATCCTGTTTCCGGTTTCGCTCGTCAGCGGCACGCTCGGCCCCGGGGCGACCGACAGCGTGAAGGTGTACGCGAACGGCGTCACGAACGGATCCAACTCGTTCGTCATCCCCTGATGAGCAGCACGCCGTACATTCTCGGCACCATCGCCGCATTGTCGGCCGTGAAGGCAGTCTTCCGGCCGCACAGGGCGGTGGTGCGCGAGGGTGCGGTGAGCAGCTGCCCTGGCGTCAATCAGTACAACGAGTGCGACCCCACGCTGCCGATCGACGCTCCCGTCGGCAGCGCGGTGTACTCGACGGCGACGGGTCGCGTGGTGGCCGTCGGCGAGGATTTCGTTCACGTCGCCACTCGGAACGAGCCGGTGGTGCTCTACTACGACGGCATCGCGCCGAGCGTTCGAGAGGGGCAGTACGTCGGCCGCGGGCAGGAGATCGGCGCCTCCAAGGGGCGCGTGCACTTCGGCGTCCAACAGTTCGCCCAGGGAGGCCAGATCCTTAACATCGAGCCGTCCTCGTGGCTCGCTGCTCGCGGCAACCGCATCGCTGGCAAGTACACGGGAGGGGGAGGCCAGTGGTGCGAGCAGAACCGGCACATCTCCGTGCCGCGATCCGCCGGCGCCCCTTGCCAGTTCTACGAGCCAGACAGGGCTGCCTTCGCGCTGCTGCCGGTCACCGTAGAGGTGGAGCGGTAAGGATGCGCCCTCTCGGGCAAGATGTGCCCGGGGAGACCGCGCAGATCGCAATCCTGTCGGTCAGCGCGCTCGTGGGCGGCGGCTTCCTGGGCTACCAGGCGGTTCGGTCCATGCAGGAGGGTGGCCTGTTCAGCGTGGCCGAGCATGAGCCGCAGCCGCTGGGCATCGTGGACGGTGTGGCCATTCTGGGCGGCCTGTACTTGACGTGGGAGGCGCTCAAGGAAACGGCCCAGGACATCGGGATGGAACCCCTCGTCTACGCCGGGGTGGGCATCTCCGCCCTGGCTGGTGTACTCTGGCTGAAAAGCCGGCTCTAGCCGGAAGGAGGCTCGCATGGCCACGAAGAAGAAGAAGGGCGCCCGCAAGAAGAAGACCCTGCGCGACATCGTGCTCCCGCCGGACTCGGTTGTCGCGAGGCTCCGCGCGCGCTTCAAGAAGTGACGGGCGAGCTACCCGTCCTCCGCGTAGGCTCGCGGGGCCGATGGGTCGGCGTCCTGCAGACGTTCCTGCTCGGACGCGGGCACTACAAGGGCCGCGTCGACAATGCGTTCGGACCCCTGACGGAGAAGGCCGTCAGGGCGTTCCAGCGCGCGCACATGCTCAGGGCCGACGGCGTTGTCGGCAATCAGACGTGGGGCGCCGCGATGATGCTCGGGCTGGAGCTTGTCGCGTCACCGGCACGGGACTCGAAGCGCGTCGACAGCCCGGCGTGGCCGTCGCCGCCGGTCGATCTGCGGCCGATGTACGGGACGGCCCGGGAGAAGCTGTTCGGCCACATCGAGTTCAAGCACACGCCGACGCCGCGGAGCCCCGAAGCCGTGACCATCACGAACGGCTGGCAGAAGGAGAACCTCGTCATCGCGAAGGTGCCGCAGCTGGCGACGCTCTACGAGGAGCGACCGGCGCGCTCGGGCTTCCCGAAGAACGGCAGCATATTCTGTCACCGGCTTGCCGCGGAGCCCGTCCGCGCGCTCTGGCAGGCATGGGAGGACGAGGGGCTGCTCGACCGCGTGATGACGTTCCAGGGTGCCTGGGTGGCTCGCTTCGTGCGAGGCTCGCGCACCACGCTGAGCAACCATTGCTATGGCAGCGCCTTCGACATCAACTACGCATGGAACATGCTGGGACACCGCCCCGCTCTCGTCGGTGAGGAAGGCAGCGTTCGAGAGCTTGTCCCCACCGCGAACAAGCTGGGCTTCTATTGGGGAGGCCACTTCACCAGGAACGACGGCATGCACTTCGAGGTGGTCCGGCTATGAGGATCTCGTCTGTGGTTCTACGACACCGACGCCAGCGGAGGAGGCGTGGTGGTCTATCAGCTAGGCCCAGACGGGAAACCACGCTGGAGCGGCAGCACCGCGTTTGATTGGTGGGATCGAGCCATCGACGTGATGCGGTGGGCGCGTGACAACGGCAGCTAGCTCAGCTAGCATACGCGCCATGGCCATCCAGAAGAAGGCGCCGAAGACCGACGTCACACCGAATGCCGCTGCCGACTACTACGTCTTCGAGATGAAGGTGCGCTCACGAACCGAGCCGCTCCGCCAGGTAAACAAGAAGCCGCTCGACCTCAAGGCAGCTAAGCAGCTGGCGCGCATCGGCGCGAAGGAGGGGAAGCACGACCGGGCCGTGACGACGAGCCCGAAGGCGAAGGACTTCCGGATCGTCGCCCAGTACGAGAAGGGCACCGGCGACAACGTCACGCGGAAGCTCTACAAGTGAGCCACGCGAGCAAGCAGGCCGAGTCGCGCCGGCACGAGGAGCGCCGCGCCGCCGCGCGCGAGATTCTGGAGGAGGCCCTGGCAGACACGGCGGACTTGCGAGAACGCATGCATCGCGTGCTAGCGACGCCGCACGAGGCGGTGTTCCTGTTCGGGAACATGCTGGGGATCGCGGTGCGTTGGCAGGAGCGAATCCGTGCCTACCACGCCAAGTACATCGAGAGGCCGTAACCATGAGCTACGCGAGCAAGACCCTCGACGAGATCCGCGCGGAGATGAACCGACAGTACGCCGACGGCACCGCGTACGCGGACATGCTGGCGTGGGACGTGGAGCGCATGAAGCAGCTGCACTGGAACGTGCTGGACCTCGCGCTGCACCCAGGGACGATGACTCCCGGCGTGCCCCGGGAGACCGGGCTCACGCTGGACGTGGGGTGCGGCCAGGGCGGCATCGCGTCGTACTGGCCGAACCTGCGGCGCCTCGTAGGGGTCGAGATCAGCGAAGTCGCCGTAGAGAAGGCGCGCGCCGCGAATCACGGCGTCGAGTACCACGCGAGCGCCATCGAGGACTTCGAGTACCACGCGAAGTTCGACACGATCGTCGCTGTCGAGAGCATCGAGCACTGGCGCGACGTGCCCAAGGGGCTCGACAACATCCGCAAGCTCATCGCCGACGACGGCGTGTTAGTGCTGACGACGCCGAACCGGGACAGCCTGCACGCGCGCATCGGCCGGAAGCTCGGGCTGCCGGTGCCGTTCTGCTCCTCCGACCACGTGTACGAGTTCGGTTTCAGTGAGTTGGTCGCGCTGCTCGCTGCGCACGGCTTCAAGGTCACGCGGTCGCTCGGGGCATGCCTCATGCCGTACTGGGCCCTGGAGCGCGAGTTTGGGAACAAGATCCGGCGGCTGACGGACGGAGATGCGGAAATCGTCAAGCTGCTCGGCGAGGCCGGGCGCAACGTGCCGCAGATCGCGTTCTGTCAGTGCCACGCGGCGATGCCGGTAGCGGTGCCGACGTGAGCGACCCGGTGAACTACGTGGCGCTGTGCAACGGATGCGCGAGAGTCATCGGCCTGCGCGGCCGGTGCCGGTGGGAGAGATCGTGGCTGCGCTCGTAGCGCGCCACGTAGCGGAGGCAAGCAAGTGATCATCACCAAGAGGTTCGTGTTCGTGCACATGCCGAAGACCGGAGGCACATGGCTCCGCGAGGTGCTCAAGCGCTACAAGCATCCGCTGTGGCATTTGAAGGAGCGACCGGGGCACGAGACGTCGGCGGAGGCGCCTCCGGGGTTGACGACACTCGGCACCGTGCGGAACCCGTGGGACTGGTACGTCTCGTGGTACTTTTTCCGCTGTCGCGAGTACCAGGATCGCACCGGCCTGTTCGCGCCAGATCGTCCGAGAGAGGGCTGGGTAGACCTCATGAACCGTTGGAAGGAGCACGTCGCGCAGCCCGACGTCAGGACACGCGAGGGGTTTCTGCGAGCGCTGCCGCGCCTCATGGACGGTTCCCTGACCGAGTCGTACACGAAGACACACACGCAATTCTTCGAGCGCGGGCGCCCGGTGCAGCTGGCCCGGTTCGAGCACCTTGGGGCTGACGTGACGGCGTTTCTCAAGGAAAACCGCATCCCGAACAAGCTCAAGCTGCGCACCGCGCTGCGCACCGCACCGCGGAAAAACACCTCACGTCACGGCCCTTACCGCGACTACTACGACGAGGAGGCTAGGGACTTGGTTGCGAGTGCCGACCGTGCGATCATCGAGAGGTACGGCTATGAGTTTTGACGCTGAGGCCGAGGCCAAGCTCGCGGAGTTGACGCCGGAGACGGAGCGGCGCGTGCGCATGCTGATCCGCTACGCGGAGCGCAACGGCATCCCGATCGAGTTCATCGACAAGACGTACCGCACATGCAAGGAGCAGAACGCGCTCTACTCGGCGGGCATCACGCCCGCGCGTGGCTGCAAGTCCTGGCACACGTGGGGACGCGCAGTCGACCTCTACATCCCAGGCTGGCGCACGTGCAACGCTGCATGCCAGGCCAACTACGCCTTCCTCGCCGACTACTGGAAGGGCATGGGGGGGAAGTGGGGCGGCGACTTCTCGTACGCGGACCTCGTGCACTTCGAGTGGCATCCGGAGTACGGGTCGATCAACGACGTCTGCCCGAGCGCGGACGCGCTCTGCCCGGCGCCACCGTGGCCGGAGGATCGGCCGTGGCAGGTCCGCGCGGCGCTGCCGCTTGGGATTGCGCTCGCGGCCGCCGGGGCCGGCGCCGCGTACTACATCTGGAAAGGAGCATGAGCATGGACGTGTTTGGAGTCGGGAAACCCTACGGGGCCGGGGACTACTTTCGGGAGGAGAGGAACCCAGGGCACGGCGGTGTCCTCGACGGTGACGGCTATCGAGGCACCCACGACGGTCCGTCGTTCGACGGGCACTCGAAGGTGAACGTCTGGAATTGGAACCAGCTGCTGACGTTCGAGATCGGCCGCGTCGAGCTTCTGCGGCTCGCACTCGGCCGTCCCGTGAAGCTCGCAACGATCAAGGGCACCGACCTGTTCGCCGACGTCACGCCGGAAGAGGCGCGGGCGGCTCTTGGACGCCGAGCGTACGCGCGCGTGCTTCGCGGCGTCGACCGTCTTCGGAACCGAGGCTCCGGCCAGTGGGGCCCCTATCAGCACGAGTACGCGGCGGTGGCACCCATGCCGACGGCCGAGCAGATCCTCAGCCCGTGGCTCCTGGCCATCATGGAGCGGCTGGACAGACTGACGCCCGCCCGGCACGACGTCGACCACGACGAGCGATGCAAGGAGCGCCGGGAGATGCTCTACGCGCTCGTGGAAATGCTCCGGCAGGGCGGCATCGGCAACAAGACGGTCAAGACGCACGGCTGGGATCCTGAGCTTTTGGAGGCCGTGCGTGACGTGGCGAAGTGGGTCGAGGACGACCGCCGCCAGTGCGTCGAGCGAGAGAAGGGCCGCGAGGGGAACTGACCATGGAGCGTTCCGCCCTCATCGGAATCGGCGCCATCGCGGCCGGCATGATCGTGGCCGGCGTGGCGCTTCGGCGTCGGGAGGGGGCAGGACTCCCCGAAAGCCCCTCTGAGGGCGCTCTGGAGCCATGCTGCGGGCAGCCCGTCTGCGGCGGGGAGAGCCGCCACCCCGTGGGGATCCCGGGCGGCTGGAGGCGTGCCACGGGCGCCGAGGCCGGCCCCTACGCGGGGACCGCCCAGAGCATCCTGAGCGCCCACTACTCGGACCCGTACGGGACGCTCATCCCCATCGACGCCGACACGGCCGCCATGGTCGAGCAGCACTGCCACGAGCCCGGGGGCCCCGTGAAGCCGTGGGGATATCACCACGGGATCACTCTTCTGAAGGCGGCGTGAGCCGATGGACGTCGAATCGCACCGCAGAGCCATGGCGCTGGTCGACGAAAGCCGCCTGCTCGAACTCGCTGGCAAGCACGAGGCGGCCCGCGAGAAGCTCGAACAGGCAGCCGGGCTGGAAGAAGCGTGCGCCGATGCAGCGGGCAACGAGAAGCCGCGGACCCGCGGCATTTTGCGGGTGAGCGCGGTCTCGCTGTGGCTCTCGTCAGGGCGTCTTGAGCGAGCCGAGTTGGTCGCTCGCCGATATCTGACCGAGCCTCTGTTGCCCGGATTCCACCGGGAACTCTCCGCCATTCTCTCGCAGACCGTCGAGCGCAGGGCCACCCTGCGGGGGACATGATGGCGGCGGTGCTGATGGAAGTTTTTGAACGCGACGAGCGCGGGTGGCGCCGCCGCTACCGGCTCTGCAGGGCTGGCTTCGAGAAGAGGGTGCAGGCGCTCCTGCAGAGCCGTCTCGACGTCGGCCACGATCTCGCCAGCCACGCTGTGGAGATCGACAACGCGGCAACGGACGAAGACCTGCTCGACGCCGGATGGATCCGGATCGACAGCGGCGCCGGGGCCGGCATCTGGGTCTGTTCCGAGCACGCTAAGACGTCCACGCCGGTGACGCCGGCAGGAGGTCTCCATGCACCACAAGAGGAAGCGCCCGAAGAAGCAGAGGGCCGGCTGCCTGTTCTGCAAGCCCCACAAGGGTAACGCGGCTTCCGCGAAGAACCGTGACCCTGCGGCTGTCCGCCGCAGGCTGCAGGTCGGACGCTAGCGCGTGTTGTGGATCAGCCGCTCAGGAATCTCCCAGGTGCCGACCGTCGGCGTGTGCCCCGGGTCGAAGATTACGATGCGCGCCCAGTCGTCATCGTCTCTCGGAACATGCCAGCCGATGTTCAGGAGGTGAACGTCGCGCAGCAGCACGTCGTTGGTGGCCAGCATTTCCAGGGACTCACCGAGCGGCGCCGCGGATGGGCCATGGAAGTATCCGCGCAGCGCGCGCAAGGCACGATCCATGGCGACGTCACGAGTCCGGATGCCAAGATGGTCGCGGTAGTACGAGCGCTCGCGTTGGACGCGCGGCGACCAGCGCTGCTGCGCTCCCAGCACATGCCAAGCCGTCGCTGCGTCACGATACAAGCGGAGGCCCTTGATCATCGACGAGACGTCCTGTGCACGCGGGCTGCCAGGCAACTCTGCGGTCTCCAGGCGAGTCGCAGACGGCAGTCCAAGAACCCGGTTCGTGTAGTCGCTGGTCGCGAGAATCTTGCCGCCTCCGTGTTCTCCAAGCTCGCGCGCGTTGTACTCCTTGAACACCGGCTCGACGCCCTCGCGCACGATGGCCCAGACCTTGCGTTTGCGCCCGCCGATCACAAGGTCCGGCGTCAGGCGGTAGATGCCCTTGATTTCCGTGAAGCCGTCCTGTCCCCACTGCTCGCCCTGCACGAGCCCGGCGATCTTCGACCACGCCGGCCCCTCGGTGGGGTCGATGGAGAGCTTCACCACCCACGGGTTCGCGCTCTCGAACACGCAGCCCCAGTGGCCACATCCGAGCAAGTCCCCCAGCGGCACGCTGATCGCGCGTTGGATCGCCTCACGCTTGCCGAGCAGCGCATTCACCCATTTTTTGCGGGTTGCGTTCGCCGTCATACCCGCCCCCTCCGCGGCCAGAAGCATCGTGTAGTAGTCGGCGCGCTCGGCGAGGTGGTCGAGCGCAATCTCCTTGGCGATGTCGGGGTCGCTGGTGTGTTCAAGCTCGGTCTGGATACCGAGTCGCAGCTGTTCTGGATCGACGTCGCTCTCCGTGATGCCGAGACGATCGGCGAGTCCCCCAGGGAGACTGTCAGGGTTTGGCGCCATTTTTTCAACGGCGCCCAGTTCTTCCAGCCATTCGATGGCCTCTCCAGGCGTCCTAAACCACTCCTGCATGTGGTCACCATCGGCGTCTTCTGACTCGAAGCGAAAAGAGCCATCGTACTCGCCCGTGAACACGTCGTATTCGGAGCACGCGGGAAAGATCACCTGCCTCTGGTTATCGGTG